GATACTGTTGATGGTGGTGGGGGGGTGAATTGTGAGGGAGTTGGAGGAGGAGAAGCGGCAGCGCCGCAATTTTGAGAAAGCTTCCCTGGTGTTGCTGTTTTTGTCGCTTGTACTACTGGCGGTGGTTGCTGTGGGTGCTTTGCGTTTCGGGGCTGTATCCTCTGAGCGGGATTCGGAGCAGGCGAGGGCCCAGTCGAATGGTACAGCGGCTCGGGGTTTAGCTGCCCGTGTGAAGCAGGCGTGTGCTTCGAGTGGGGTGGAGTCTGCGCGGCTTCACCAGTCTGGCTTGTGTGTGGATGCTCAGCGTGTTGAGCGTAGCGTGCAGGGTGTGCCTGGCCCGGCCGGTGTACGTGGCCCGCAAGGCCCGGCCGGTGCTGACGGCCGGGATGGTGTTAATGGTTCGGCTGGGCCGGTTGGCCCTGTTGGTCCGCAGGGTTCTCCCGGTTTGAATGGTGTGGCTGGCCCTGACGGGCTGCCTGGCGCGAATGGATCGGATGGCCATGATGGTGTTCCAGGTCGTGCAGGTGCTGACGGTGTGAACGGGGTTGACGGCGCTGATGGTCGGAATGGTTCGGCCGGTGAGCGCGGTGATGTGGGCCCTTCAGGTCCTGCCGGCCCGCAAGGTGCACAGGGTGAACGCGGTGAGCGTGGCCCCGCCGGTGTGAACGGATCCGATGGCAAGGATGGTAAAGATGGCCGCTCGGTGGTGTCTGTGTACTGTTCCGGGGGTCGCCTGGTTGTGAAATATAGTGACGGTGCGGCTTCTACAATATCGGGCTCGGTGGCCTGCCAGGGTGTGAAACCGTCGCCTATAGTGACTATATCATCTCACAAATAGAAAGGAGTGGCTGTGATGGTAGTGTTTGGTGGTGATGTGTGGTGAGGTTTATTCCTGCGGCGCACCATTCTGCCGGTTCGAATAGTCCGGTGAATAGGGTTGTGATTCATGCGACGTGCCCGGATGTGGGGTTTCCGTCTGCCTCGCGTAAGGGGAGGGCGGTGTCTACGGCGAACTATTTTGCTTCCCCATCGTCTGGTGGTTCGGCGCATTATGTGTGCGATATTGGGGAGACGGTGCAGTGCCTGTCAGAGGGGACTATTGGTTGGCATGCCCCGCCTAATCCGCATAGTTTGGGTATAGAGATTTGCGCGGATGGGGGTTCGCACGCCTCGTTCCGTGTGCCAGGGCATGCTTACACTCGTGAGCAGTGGCTGGATCCGCGGGTGTGGCCTGCCGTGGAGAGGGCGGCGGTGCTGTGCCGGCAGTTGTGTGACAAGCATGGTGTTCCGAAGAGGAAACTGTCTGTGGCCGATTTGAAGGCCGGTAAACGGGGCATCTGCGGGCATGTGGATGTGACGGATGCGTGGCATCAGTCGGATCACGATGATCCGGGGCCATGGTTTCCGTGGGACAGGTTTATGGCCGTAGTCAACGGCAAAGATGAGAGTGGGGAGTTAACTGTGGCTGATGTGAAAGCCTTGCATGATCAGATTAAACAATTGTCGGCACAGGTGGCCCAGTCGGTGAACCAGCTGCACCATGATGTTGGTGTGGTACAGGTACAGAATGGTGATTTGGGTAAACGTGTTGATGCCCTGTCGTGGGTGAAGAATCCGGTGACCGGGAAGCTGTGGCGCACTAAGGATGCCCTGTGGAGTGTCTGGTATTACGTGCTGGAGTGTCGTAGCCGCATCAGTAGGCTCGAGTCTGCTGTCAACGATTTGAAAAAGTGATGGTGGTTTGTTGTGGGTAAACAGTTTTGGTTGGGCTTGTTGGAGCGTGCCCTGAAAACTTTTATTCAAACGTTTGTTGCCGTGCTCGGGGTTACTGCGGGTGTCACGTATACTGCGGAGTCGTTTCGCGGTTTGCCGTGGGAATCGGCGTTGATAACAGCAACGGTTGCTGCGGTGCTGTCGGTTGCTACTTCGTTTGGTAACCCTGCGTTTGTGGCCGGCAAGCCTAAAACCACGGTTGTGGATGCGGGTTTGGTTCCACCCGATGATGGGGGCATTGTTGAGCCGCATATGGTTGATGTGTCGGATCCTGGCATGATAGAGCCTGTAGATGATGCGGATATTGCCGGCTATGAGCCTCGGCGTGCAGCAGAGTCGGAGGTGGGCACTGTAGAGCCGATCGGATGATAAGTGAACATAGATGTGTGCCCCAGCGGTGCTGCCACGATTGTGTGGTGGTTGCTGCTGGGGCACTCTTTTTGTTTATGCGGTGCGGTTACTGTTTGCTATTGTTATTTGGGTGTCCTGCACTGTCGCAAAACCACAAGATTTCGCTGCACTCGTCTAGCGTGTCCTTGTCGATAGCAAGATCGTCGAGGCTGACTTCGTTAACGGTCAGGTTCACATTGTCGAGGGAGACGGGTACACCGTACTGGTTTTCGATATCTGCAACAATGTTTTCCAATTGCTGCATGTTGGTGGGCTGTTGTTGGACGATACGGTGTATCGCTGTTTTGAGGGTGGTGTAGGTGATATTGTGTGTGTTGTTCATGGTTTTATTCCATCCCTGCGCTGTTGTCTTGGTAGTATCGACTGTTTGCGTATCCTGTGAGGGTGATGAGTGTTTGGTCTGCCCACTGTTTCACGGTTTGCCTAGTCACACCCAATCGTTGGGCTGCCACAGAGTATGTTTGGTCATACCCGTATACTTCACGGAACGCGGCGAGCCTGGCTAGCCGTTTCCTCTGCTTGGATGGTTCACAGGTGAGGGTGTAGTCGTCGATGGCTAGCTGTAGATCGATCATTGTGGCAATGTTGTTGCCGTGGTGTTGTGGCGCGGTTGGTGGGGGTGGCATGCCTGGCTCCACGCTGGGTTTCCATGGGCCGCCGTTCCAGATCCATTGGGCGGCTTGGATGATGTCGGCAGTGGTGTATGTGTGGTTCACTGGTAATCCTTAAACATGTCGTTGGTGTTGCTAGTGTTGCTGGTGTCGAATCGTCCTACACAGTGGCAGTAGTCGTACATGAGTTTAATAATGTGTTGGTGGTCGCCGAGGTAGGTGTTGCCGCTGATGCTGTAGGTGGCTGTGCCGTCTTTGCTGATGGTGTATTTGGCGGTGATGGTTTCGGGTGTTTCTGTGTTGGTGATGATGGCGGTGGTGGTGGCGCCTACTGTTTGTAGCCTGGTGGTTTGGGTGCCGTCGTCGAGGATGGTGGTGACCATGATGATTCTCCTTAGTTGCTGGTTTGGTTGTCGGCTATGGCTGTGATTTCTTGTACGGGTTTGGGTAGGTCTAGGTGTTGTACTGTTTTGTTGGCTAGTCGCTGGGCTACACGGTAGCACATTTGGGTCCACTGGTTGCCTTCCAGTTGGTGGTATTGGTTGCGTACGGCTATGTAGAGGAGGGCGTCTTGGTAGAGGTCGTCGGGGTTGACGGCCGGGTAGCGGCGCGCAATGTTGGTGCAAGCTTTGTGTAGCTGGTGTTGGTGGTGTGGTGTGGCCCACCCCCAGTTGGCTGTGGTGGCTTGTTCTACTTTGGTTGGTCGTCTGCTCATAGCATCTCTTTTATCTGGCTATCTGGTAGTTGTTTGGTGTTTTGTTGTTGATAGTGTAGCACACGAGTCCGGGGTTGCCGGTGGTGCCTGTGCGGTGCCGGTACCAGACTGATTCTCCTTCCATGGATGGGCATTGGATGAAGGTGCGTTGTCCTTGTTCGGAGATTTCTAGGTGGTGTCGGTGCCCTGCCATGAGAATATGGGATACGGTTCCGTTGTGGAATTCTTGGCCGCGCCACCATTCGTAGTGTTGGTTGTTGCGCCATTGGTGGCCGTGGGCGTGCAGGATAGTAGCCCCGGCTACGTTTACGGTGGTGGTCATTTCGTCTCGTTGGGGGAAGTGGAAGTGTAGGTTGGGGTAGTTGTTGGTGAGTTGGTAGGCTTCTGCGATGGCGCGGCAGCAGTCCACGTCGAAGGAGTCGTCGTAGGTGGTGACTCCTTTGCCGAAGCGCACGGCTTCTCCGTGGTTGCCGGGGATGGAGGTGATGGTGACGTTGGCGCAGTGGTCGAACATGTGGATGAGTTGCATCATGGCCATGCGGGTGAGCCTGATTTGTTCTGTCAGGGGTGTTTGTGTGCGCCAGGCGTTGTTGCCGCCTTGTGACACGTATCCTTCGATCATGTCGCCGAGGAATGCGATGTGGACTCGTTGCGGCTGTCCTGCTTGCTGCCAGTAGTGTTTTGCTGCTGTGAGGGAGTGCAAATAGTCGTCGGCGAAGTGTGCTGTTTCTCCTTCGGGGATGCCTTTGCCGATTTGGAAGTCGCCTGCCCCGATGACGAAGGCCGTATTGCTGCTACTGGTGTGGGTGTCTTGTTCGGGTTTGGGTGGCTGCCAGTCGGCTAGTTTGTTGACGAGTTCGTCTATAGGGTAGGGGTCGGTTGCGGGTTGGTGGTCGATGATTTTTTGGACTGAGCGGCCTGTTTCTCCGTTGGGGAGTGTCCATTCGGAGATGCGTGTGCGGCGTACAGTACCATTGGCTAGATTGTCGTCGATGGTGTCGATGGCGTTGTCGTGGTTGGCTAGCTGTGTGAGGAGCCGGTCTATGTTGTCTATCATCGGGTATCCTCTTCTTGTTGCTGGGTGGTGTTGGCTTGTTTGCGGCGGTAGTCTTTAATAACGGTGGCGGAGATGGGGTATCCGGCTTGGGTGAGCATTTGGGCTAGTTGTGTGGCGGGTATAGACCTGTCGGCGAGGACGTCTGCAGCTTTGTTGCCGTAGCGTTGGATGAGGGTTTCAGTTTTGGTGGCCATGATGTCCTAGGGGTTGTGTGGTGGGCTGCAATCCTGTGCGGCAGTCGCCGTCGTGTCCTGGTTTGCGTGTACACCATGAGACTTCGCCGGCATTGTGGATGATGGCACGGCCGCATATGACGTCTTGTAGGTGCTCGGGAAACTCATCGTTGTTGTTGTCCCCGTGCATGTCGATCACGTGTTGGGTTTTAGTAACCATCATGTCTCCTACGTGTGAAAGAGTGTGCAAATACTATGCAGGTGTCATGGATGTTTATGCGGGTATGGTTTTCATCACCTTGCTGAACGTCACTTGGTTACTGTACATCATCTGAGTGATTTCCTGATCAGTCTTATCGGGGTGCTGCTTTCGCAGGTTCGCCCACTGGCAGGCGTTGTCGGTCTCCTGCTGTAAACGTGTCAGGTGCTGCTCGTTGATGATGTGTTTCCACATTGTCCATGAGACGTCGAGCCTGCGGAGCATGTCGATGGCTGGCACGTTGAACTGGTCGAGGAAGAGTATTTCTTCGGTGTAGTAGTCTTTTTCGTATTGGTCCCATCCGCTTCGGTGCCTGTTGGGCTGGTTTTTGGGGTAGGCTTCCCGGCATACTTTGTGTAACCGTTTGGCCATGTCGTCGGGTAGCCTGATGTCGGGGTTGGCGCGGATCATGGATCGCATCCCATCATAGGTGGTGCCCCAGGTGTGCATGATTCGGAGTGGGTCTTCACCATCGGCCCATTTTTCTGCACAGATGGCGAGGCGGATGCGCCTCCTGGCGGCCTTAGAGGTGTAGCGGCGGCCGGGGATGGGGCAGGTGTCGAGGGGATCCATGATGCTTTAGTGTACCTTTCTTGAGGTGATGTTTGCTTTGTGTGGTTTTATTGTAGCACTGTGTTGAGGGCTTGTGTCAACCCTGTTTTGCCATGTTCATCACAGCGATGCTCAACCAGCCCGCCCTCTACATATCAGGGGACATGACACCCTGGGAGGCCTCCACACGAATCATCTCACTCAACACCCAACACACCACCACACAGATACAACACAACATCGACGACTACGGGCCAGAATACTATCGAGACAGCATCCACCACGGCGCGCACATCACATTCTCCTTCCAGTCACCCATCACCTGGACCGACATCACCATGGAATTACAAGCCTACATGGAAATGTGGAACACCTTCCCACCCATCATCGTCATCGACAACCTGATGGACATCCAAGACTGCGAATCCGACTACCAAGCCCAGCAAGAAGCCATGCAATGGATCACAGCCCTCGGCCGCGATACTGGCTCCACCATCATCATCACACACCACGCAACCGACAAAACCGGAACCGACATCGAACACCCGCCAGCACGGCGAGAAATCAAAAACGGACTCTCAGAAAAACCACAACTCATCCTCGGAGTCTCATTGTATGGTGGCGAAGACAACGGCAACGGCCTATCGATACCAGCCGAGGCACGCATCGCCGTCCTCAAACAGCGCACCGGGCGATCCAGCCCCGACGGAACCCGATACGAACGACTGCGAGCCTACCCCGAATACACATTCTTCGGGCCACTCGCCGAAAAACAGCCATGGAACATGACCCCAACACACAAAGGACTATCATGTCAACACAACAGGCACGCAACCGCCGAGCCGGAGCCGAATGGGAAACACGACTCCTCCACCAACTACGCGACACCGGCCATGATATAGAACGACTCCACCTCAACGGTAAAGAAGACGAAGGCGACCTCATCCTCACAACCAGCCACAAAACCTATGTGATCGAAGCCAAAGCCGGACAGCCACACCTAGCCGAATTCGTGAAACAAGCCAGCCGGGAGGCACGCAACTACGAAACACACCGAAACAAACAAAACAATTCCACCATCGGACTCGTAGTGATGAAACAACGCAACAAGCCATGGAGCGAAGCCTATGTGGTATCAACCCTCAACGAGCTCCTCCCACACCTCTGACACCCGCCGCCTCCTCGACGCCCACCTGATACGCTACAACCCGTCCAGGAACGAGCAACACATCCTCTGCCCGTTCCACGACGACCACCAGCCCTCCATGAGCATCAACCTCGACAAGGGCGTCTGGTACTGCCACACATGCGGTGTCGGAGGCGGACTCGCCCAACTGAAACAACGACTCGAGAAAGAAAACCCGAATGTACGACAGCATACAACCCTACAACATTGCGGAACGCCGCCGAATCCAGAAAGCCTCGGCCCTCTACGAAACCCACCTAGAAAACATACTCGACCTGCTCTCAGCAAGAGGCATCAGCGAAGAAACAGCCCGCTACCACCACCTTGGATACATCGACAATGACCCCATACCCGGCCACGAAAACTACAACCAGTGCATCACCATCCCATACATGTACCCCGTTTGGGGCGGCCCAGCCGAAATAAGAAAAATGCGTTTCCGCTGCTCACTCCCGCACGACTGCAAAACCCACAACCACCCCAAATACCTAACCCCAGCCGGAGACACAGGCTCCATCTACAACATGGCCGCCATGGCCAACCCGGCAGCCGAAATGCACATTTGCGAAGGCGAATTCGACTCCATGATCCTCGAACAATGCGGATGGTCGGCCGTAGCCCTACCCGGCGCAACCTCGTGGCAAAACTTTTGGACCAAATTCTTCGAAGGCTACGAC